CGTTCCCTACCGGAGGAGGTTTCATGAATCAAGCAGTCCTGGTCACCCCGCCCGCGGCGCCGGCCGTCGTGCCCGACAAGAAGCGCGATGTATCGGCCATTCCGCAGTCGATGGGCCTGGCCGAGGCCAAGCGTCGCGACTTCGTGCTGGACGTGCCCGAAGAGCACTCGCGCACCGACCTGCTGGACCCGTCCTACTGGGCCCACGTGGCGCGTGACCTGGCGCCCTTCGATCGCATCGAGGCCCGCGCCGAGACCGGCGAATGGTTCAGCGAGCTCGTGGTCGTCAGTGCTGGACGCAACTTCGCCATCGTGCGCGAGCTGTCGCACTTCGACATGACGGGGCAGGCCACGGCGTCGGCTCCGGTGGAGATGCACCGGCATGCGGTGCAGTGGAAGGGGTCGCGCAAGTTCTGCGTGGTCCGCCTGTCGGACAAGGCGATCATCAGCGAGGGGCACCACGCCCGGCACGATGCCGACTCGGCCCTGATCGAGTACGAGAACCGCATCGCAGCGAGCTGACGCACCAGGAGCGCCGTCGTGGCCGACCAACTGTCCATCTACAACGGGGCGCTCCTCATCTGCGGCGAGGGATTCCTCGCCAACCTGACCGAGGAGCGCGAGCCGCGGCGCCTGCTGGACTTCGTCTGGTCCGACAACGGCGTGAAGGAGTGCCTGGAGGCTGGGCAGTGGAACTTCGCGATGCGCTCATCGCAGATCGACTATGACCCTGCTGTCGAGCCCGAGTGGGGCTTCAGCCGGGCCTACAGCAAGCCGACGGACTGGGTGCTGACGTCGGCCGTGTGCTCGGATGAGTTCTTCCGCTCGCCCTTGTTGCGGTACGTGGACGAGGCAGGCTACTGGTACGGCGACCTGGACACGATCTACGTGCGGTACGTGTCCAGCAGCATCACCTATGGGATGAACATGGGCAACTGGCCAGAGGCGTTCACGAAGTTCGTGCAGGCGCACTTCGCCAGTCGCATCGTGCTGCGCTTGTCCTCCAGCGAGACGGACCACGAACGGGTGCGCAAGATCAAGGACAAGCAGCTGCTGGAGGCGCGCAATAGGAGCGCCATGACGGGCCCCACCGCATTCTCCGCGCGCGGCAACTGGACGCTGTCGCGTAACCGTTTCCCGAGCCGGCGCGATGGCGGCGGCGGATCAGGCAGCCTGATCGGATAGCGCCATGCCGATCGAGGAAAGCGCCCTCTACATCTTCAACCGCGGCGCGCTGGACCGGCGGGCGCTGCCGCACCTCGACTCCAAGCGTTTGGCGCTGGGGGTCGAGACGCAGGTGAACTGGATGTCGCACGTGATCGGGCACATGACGCTGCGCCCGGGCCTCGAGATGATCGGCGAGATCGCGGGCAACCCGACGTTGCCTTCGAGCTGAGACATGGCACGCGAAGTCACCGCGATCTATCGGCTGAACCGGGGCATTGTGGACCGGCGTGCGCTGTCGCATGCCGAGTCCCCGCGCCTTGCCATGAGTGCACAGACGCAGGTGAACTGGCTCTCGCATGTCATCGGGCACATGACCTTGCGGCCTGGCCTGGGCATGGTGGGCGAGATCGCTGGCAACCCGACGTTGCCAACGCCTGCGCCTACCCCCCCTCCTGCGGTTGACGATACTCTGTACCGTGTGCCCTATGCGCAGTTCGCTCCAGTGGCGGGGACCATTGACTTCGAGGACAAGTCAGATGGCGCCTCGAATCCCGTTTATGCACCAGCGGACTATGGTGCGAGTGCCCCATCTCCTACTGTGCGATTTGGCGGGCTTTTGCCTGGGCAGACTGCGACAACGCTATTCGATACCGATGGGCAGGGTTTTTTGACTGGCACCGTTACTTCACCGATTGCAACGGTTGGCGGAACTGCTGAAGTGTGGACGGATGGTGGTAGGGGGGTCGGTGAACAGAAGGCACTAACGGGCAACTCCAGCTTCGCGGGGCCGTTTGTCATGGTGCTGGATGATGATGTTGTCGGGGCTGGGTTCAGTCTTGGTGGGTTGAACACTGCCGCATCTTGTCGCGTGCGTGTATATGACCGTACTGCGAACCTGTTGGGTACGTGGACTTCAACTTCGACAGACCTTCCGACGTTTGAAGACTTCTACTTCCGTCGCGGGTCTGACACTCCGATCATCGCTGCTATCACCGTAGAAGTCGGTGGCGGCGGGTTGGGGGATCAGGTCATTGAAGCGCAGGGGGCGGCAATCGATAACATCGAGTTCACGCACACGGGGATTCCTGGGGGGCCGATATGAGCGCTCGGCTGATCCCGTTCATCTTCTCGACAACCGACACCGCGTTGATCGAGGTCACGAGCTCGCTGCTGCGCATCTGGATCGACGACGAGTTGCTCACGCGCCCGAGCGTGACCGCCGCGGTGGTCAACGGGAACTTCGCCACCGACGTGGCGAGCTGGACCGATGCCGACGAGTCAGGGGCCACGTCGAGCTGGGTCTCCCCGGGATACCTCGCCCTGCTGGGTGACGGCAGCGCTTACGCCATTCGCACGCAGACGGTCACCGTCAACGAACTCAGCACGGAGCATGCTCTGCGCGTGGTGATTGCCCGCGGCCCGGTGGTGATCCGCGTAGGGTCGGCCGCCGGCGGCGACCAGTACGTGAACGAGACGACGTTGGAGACCGGCACGCACTCGCTCGCCTTCACGCCCACGGGCAACGTCTACATCCAGTTGAAGTCGCGCCTGTCGCGCGTGGTCCATGTCGACTCCTGCACCGTGGAGAGCAGCGGGGTGGTGACGCTGCCATCCCCATGGGCAGCGGCCGCAGACCTGGACATGCTGCGCATCGAGCAGTCCGGCGACACGGTGTATGTGGCGTGCGACGGCTATCAGCAGCGCAAGATCGAGCGCCGCGGCACCCGGCCGCAGGCGCGCTCGTGGTCAATTGCTCTCTTCCGCGCGGAAGATGGCCCCTTCGGCATCGAAAATACCACGCCGACCACACTGACTCCGAGCGGCATCAATGGCGCGATCACGCTGACCGCTTCGGCTCCGCTGTTCAAGTCGACGCACGACGGCGCGCTGTTCTCGCTCACATCGTCCGGGCAGGTCGTGACGTCCACGCTGTCGACCAGTGGCCTGGCGACCAACAGCATCCGCATCGTTGGCGTCTCGCCAGACCGCAGCTTCACGGTGGAGATCAGCGGCGATGCCAACGCCTCGACGGTGGACCTGCAGCGCTCCTACGACAACTCGACCTGGGTGAACGTTGGCGGCATCTACAGCTGGACGGCTGATGGCATCGCCAACGTCGACGACGGGTTCGCCAACCAGTTGATCTACTACCGGCTGATGCTCACCACACGCGTGGCGCCCGACAGTGTCACGCTGACGCTGCGCACGGCCCAAGGCAGCGTGCGTGGCATCGCGCGCGTGACAGGGTTCACGAGTGCGACCTCGGTCTCGGCCGAGGTGCTGGCGGACATGGGCGGCACGACGGCGACGGACATCTGGCAGGAGGGCCAGTGGAGCGATGCGAACGGCTGGCCGACGTCGGTGCGCCTGCACGAGGGCCGCCTGTGGTGGGCCGGGCAGAACGGGGTCTGGGGCTCGGTCTCGGATGCCTACGCTTCGTTCGACGAGACGACGGTGGGCGATGCGGGCCCGATCAATCGCACCATCGGCAGTGGGCCGGTGGACACCATCAACTGGATGCTGTCCCTCAAGGGCTTGGTGCTTGGCGCCCAAGGCGCGGAGTACACCGCCCGCGCGAGCTCGCTGGACGAGGTGCTGACGCCCACCAACTTCAACCTCAAGGTCAGCAGCACCCGCGGCTCGGGTTCTGTCGAGGCGGTGCGCGTGGACCAGGGCGGGTTCTTCGTGGACCGCTCTGGGTTGCGCATGTTCGAACTCACCTTCGACCTGCGGTCCTACGAGTACAGCGCCGCGGAGCTGACCAAGCTGCACCCGGAGATCGGCAGCCCAGGCATCGTGCGCATCGCTGTGCAGCGCCTGCCTGACACGCGCGTGCACTGCATCCGCTCGGACGGCACGGTGGCCATCTGCACGGTGGACAGGACGGAGGAAGTCGCCGCCTGGCAGGAGTTCGAGACCGCTGGCGAGGTGGAGGATGTGGTGGTGCTGCCGGCCATCACCGGCGAGCAGGATGACCAGGTCTATTACCTCGTGAAGCGGACCATCCAGTCCCTCGACTTCCGGTTCCTGGAGAAGTGGGCGCTGGAGGTGGACTGCCGCGGCGGGCAACTGAACAAGCAGGCGGACAGCTTCGTCGCCTACAGTGGCGGCCCGACGGCCATTGTCAGCGCTCCGCATCTGGCCGGCATGGATGTGGTGGTGTGGGCCGATGGCCTGGACTACGGCACGGACGACAGCGGCGCCACCTGGACGCAGCGCTACACGCTGGACGGCTGGGGCAACGTGACACTGCCGGCCTACGTCAGCAACTACGTGGTTGGGTTGGAGTACCAGGCAACGTTCAAGAGCGGCCGCCTGGGCGCGATGGGCGGCGCATCGCCACTCAACCGAGACAAGCGTCTCACCAGCATCGGCGTGGTGCTGCATGACGTGCACCCCCGCGGCATCCGGTATGGGCCCACCACGCTGACCATCGATCAACTGCCGCGCCTGGTCGATGGCGCGCCGGCGGGCGATGCCGTGACCGCGGACTTCGAACAGAGCATGACCGCGTTCCCCGGCAACTGGACGACCGATGCCAGGCTGTGCCTCATCGCGCAGGCGCCGCGCCCCGTCACCGTATCGGCGGTGGCGTTCGACCTCAAGCGGAGCTGACCCGTGAACGAACTCACGCTCAACGAATACGGCACCTGGATGTCCGCCGGCGGCAATGTGGCCGCGGCACTAAGTCACATTCAGCACGGGATCGAAGCGCAGAAAGCGGCGAAGTTCCAAGCCGAGCAGATGCGGATCAACGCCGGGCAGGCCCAGGCCGGGTCCCAGCGCGAGGCTTGGAGTGTGGCGCGCGAGGCCGAGTACACGGCCAGCCGGGCGCTGGCGCTGGCGGCCGCCTCGGGCGGTGGCGCGAGCGATCCGACTGTTGTGCAGCTGATGGCGCGCAACGCGGACGAGATGGCCTACAGGCGGCAGCTCGCACTGTACGAGGGCGACGAGGCCGCTCGGGCGATGCGCATGCAGGCCGCGGGGCGGGAGTATGAGGGCGCCAGCGCTAGGCGCGCGTCCAACATCAACGCGATGGGCAGCGTCTATGGCGCCGGCTCGTCGCTCATGAAGGGCTATGCGCGCGACTTGTCGCTGCGCACGCGCTATGGGATGGACGCGCCGGTGACCGGGGGCGAGGACTGATGCCCACCCTGCCAGACGTCGCAGGTACGACACGCCAGCCGGCGCCGCGGCCAAGCGGTGCGGTGGCGGGGTACGCGCCGCCGCAACTCGACACCAGCGGGCAGGCAATGCGTTCGGCCGGCGCCGAGGTGCAGCAGGCCGCGGACATCATCGCTGCGACCAATGCGCGGCAGGATGCCATGGTGGCGCAGTCATCGCTGAACAGCCTGCAGAGCAGCATGGTGTCGCTGGAGTTCGACACGCAGAAGGGCTTCCGCAACGCCAAGGAAGGCGCCGCAGTCGGGCAGCCGTTCCTGGAGACGTACCAGCAGCAGTTCGAGGATGTGCGCAAGAAAGCCCGTGACGGGCTGGCCAACGACTCGCAGCGGCGCGTGTTCGACCAGCACGCCGAGGTGCACAGCATGCGCTTCCGCGCGTCCTTGCTGCGTCACCAGGCCGAGCAGACCGAGCGCTTCAACGACAGCACGGACAACGCCAGCCTGGAGAATGCGCTGCAGGGCATTGCAGTGAACCCGGGCAATGAAGGCCTGTTCCAGGCCGGCGTCGTTGCGATCGAGAGCACAGTGGACGGCATGGCAGCGCGCAAGGGCTTGCCAGCGCAGCAGGCCAAGGCGTTGAAGTTGAAGTTCATCGATGCGGCATACAGCACTCGCATCACGTCGATCCTGCAGGGCATACCGGGGGTGCAGAAGGCAGACCCGTACAAGGCCGAGGAGATGTTCAAGCAGGTGCAGGATCGCCTGGGCGTGCAATCTCAGGTCCACCTCGCGCGCGTGGTCCAGAAGGGGGTTCAGGAGGTCCAGGCCCGCGACTTCGGCCAGGCGATGATCTACGGTCGTGCGCCGCTCAAGCCGCAGGATGTCGCGCCCGCGATCGCCGGGATACCGCTGGCCGGCGCGAAGGATCTCACCCCCATCGTGCGGCATCTCGAGACCGGTGGTCTTGCCGATCCAGAGGCGGCCGTGAGTCCGGCTGGCGCTCGTGGGCCCATGCAGGTCATGCCCGGCACATCGACCGATCCAGGGTTCGGCGTGCGGCCCGCGCAGGCGGGGGCCGATGGCAAAGTGCTGCCGGGCGAGCTCGAGCGCGTGGGGCGAGATTACCTGGGCGCGATGGTGGCTCGGTACGATCACCCTGCGCTGGTGCTTGCGGCCTACAACGCCGGCCCGGGCCGCGCGGATCAGTGGATCCGGCAACTCGGCGACCCACGTGCAGGGCAGGTCAGCGTCGAGGAGTGGGCCACCAAGATCCCGTTCAAGGAAACGCGGGATTACGTGATCAAGGGTCTGCGCATGCTCGCCGAGAAGGGTGGTGCACCCGACATGCCTGTTGCTGCGCCGACGGCGAACCAGTTGAAGATCGACCTGCACGAGCGCGTGA